TTCACTTGGTAGCAAGAAAAGGCACTGGCGACCCTAGCCATATCATTGCTGCATTGAACTTTTTTGTAAGTATGAATTCAAACGATTACATTGAAATTATGTGGAGAACTGAAAATACTGGCGTAAGCATAGAGGCTTTTGGGACAAGCGCCAGCCCAACACGACCAGCAGTGCCATCGGCCATCGTCACGATGAGCTTTGTGTCCAACCTACCGACAATATAGCCATGTACATCCCACTCAAACTACCACCAGGCATTTACAGGAACGGCACAGAGTACCAAGCAGCAGGCCGCTGGTATGACGCGAATCTGGTGCGCTGGTACGAGAACACCTTGCGGCCAGTGGGCGGCTGGAGGAAGCGCTCGGCAAGCCAGATGACGGGTCTGTGCAGAGGGTTCATCACTTGGCGCAACAACAGCGGTGAGCGATTTATTGCTGCCGGTACGCAATCCAAGCTCTACGCCATGAACGAGGCGGGAACACTCAAGGAAATCACACCAACCGGCATCACTGCCGGCATTGCCGATGCCACGATCAAAACCGGCTACGGCTACGGCACATATGGCTCATACGCCTATGGCGTGGCTCGACCTGACTTGGGTGGGCTGATCCCAGCCACCACATGGTCACTTGACACATGGGGCGAGTATTTGGTGGCCTGTTCAAGCGCTGACGGCAAGCTGTACGAGTGGCAACTTGGCTTTACAACGCCCACCTTGGCAGCGGCTATCACCAACGCTCCAACGGGCAACAAGGCTCTTTTGGTCACTGCCGAGCGCATCCTGTTTGCCCTTGGCGCTGGTGGCAATCCCCGCAAGGTGCAGTGGTGTGACCAAGAGGACAATACAGTCTGGACGCCTGCGGCCACAAATCAGGCTGGTGATTTTGAGTTGGCTACAGTTGGCTCATTGATTGCCGGCAAGCGCGTCAAGGGTGTCAACCTGCTCTTCACCGATGTGGATGTACACACGGCGACCTATATCGGCGCACCATTTATTTATGGCTTTGAGAAGGCCGGATCTGGCTGCGGCCTGATCTCGGCCCAATCTGTAGCGGCCATCGATACGGCGGCCATCTGGATGTCTAAGAGTGGCTTTTTCACTTATGACGGATATGTCAAGCCCTTGCCTTGCGAAGTCTCAGATTATATTTTTAACAACATCAACTACAACCAGGCATCCAAGGTCTACGCTGTCCACAACAGCCAGTTTGGTGAGATCTGGTGGTATTACCCGAGCAGCGGCAGCAACGAGAATGACAGCTATGTCACCTACAACTACCGCGAAAACCATTGGAACATAGGCTCATTGGCCCGTACCGCCGGCACTGATGCGGGTGTGTTTACCAACCCGCTGCTGGTGTCGTCTGATGGCTACATCTACGAGCATGAAGTGGGTTTTGCCTACGACAGCGCCAGCGTCTACGCTGAGTCTGGGCCGGTGCAGCTTGGCAACGGCGACAACCTGATGTCTGTGCGGCAAGTTGTCCCAGATGAGCAGACACTTGGCGAGGCGGTGGTTTCATTCAAGACCCGCAATTACCCCACGGGCGCTCAGTCCACCTTTGGGCCATATACGGCTGCCAACCCTACGGATGTCCGGTTTATGGCGCGGCAAGTCAATGTCAAGGTGACGGGTGCTGTTTTGGCTGATTGGCGCATCGGGGTGATGCGGCTGGATGCGGTGGCCAGCGGCAAGCGATGATGGATAGAATTTCTGAGATCAATCGGTGTCGCCAATGGATTGATGCGGCTTTAGAATACAGTGGTGGGACTCACACACTCGATGACATAGCGGCTGGGGTGATGTCGGATCGATACCAGTTATGGCCTGGTCAAAGTTCAGCGGTGGTGACAGAGATTCTTGTTTATCCGAAGCTAAAAAATTTACATTTTTTCCTTGCTGGTGGCAACCTTGATGAACTCAAGAAAATGCGGCCACACATTGAGGCATGGGGAAAGTCTGTTGGATGTACAAGGGTGACGCTTGCTGGCCGTAAAGGCTGGGAGCGTACATTTCTAAAAGACGAGGGATATGAGCCGCAGTGGTTTATTCTTTCAAAGGAGTTGATATGAGTCAAGGTGGTGAAGTAACTACACAGCAGCTTGTTTATGGCCCTGACGGGAAAGTGTATGGCAACCCAGCGCTAGCAAGAGCCGCTGGTGTAAATCAAACCTATCGTCAGGACGGAACTCCGTATCCTGTTGCGCAACAGACGCTGCCTACGCCTATGCCGTACAACCAGCCCATGCCTGCGCCGTCATTTGGCGGCATGGGCAGCGTTGACCCATATTCGCAGATCATGGGGCAGATGGGCTATGGCAGCGACCCGTACTCGCAGATCATGGCGCAAATGACGCCGACCATGAATCCGTACACGGGCGCAGGTGTTGCCATAGGTGGCTACGACCCGCGGCTCTACAACAACGCATTTGTGGGATCAAACAGTCGCCTAAATCTCAGCGGCCTTATTGGCGGCGGCATTGGTGGTGGTGGTGGTTATGACCAGCCAATAGATGCTCGCACTGCTGCTTTTTTTGACAATGAAACCAAGGAAGCCAGAGATGCGCGGATGGGGCAAGTCAACGCTGTATTAAGCATGCTAGCCCCTGGTGCTTTGTTTGGCAGAGCCGCTAGCGGTTTATTATCCAGCCCGATTGCTGGCGGTATTGCAAACTTTTTCTCTGCTCCAGCAAGCCAGCCCAACTATGGTGTTCCTGTAGAAAACATGGGTACTTATTCTGGGATGCCCTCAATGGGGCAAACAAGTTATGCGTCAGGTGTCGGCAACCCTGGTGAGTCATACGGCGGCTTTACAAGCTATGAATCTGGAGTAGGCAATCCTGGCGAGTCATATGCCGGCGGCTACACAAGCTCCGATACCGGAGTGGGCAATCCAGGCGAATCATACGGCGGCCCAACAAGTTCTGAATCTGGAGTTGGCAATCCTGGCGAGTCGGGCGGTGGCCCAACAAGTTCTGAATCTGGAGTTGGCAATCCAGGGGAATCGAGTGGTGGATATGGAGCATCAGGGGATGGCGATAGCGGCTTTGCCAAGGGCGGCAAGGTTACCAAGAATCGGCTGAAAGGCCCAGACCCCAAAGGCCCAGACGAAGGCTATGGCGCACTACTCAGCGGCGAATATGTCATCAAAAAATCAGCGGTCAAGAAGTACGGCCAAGGTCTGCTGGACATGATCAACGATGGCAAGATACCTGCCAAAAAAATGAAATCTTTACTCGGATAAGGGGCGAAAAATGTCTAAAGGTGGAAACCAAGTATCAACAACCTCAATTGATCCACAGATCAAAGAGGCGTTTCTTACAAACTTTCGTCAGGCTCAAGGTGTTGCAGGGGCATTGCCCGTCCAACAATTTGCAGGCTACAACCCGCTTTATCAGGCTGGAGAACGACAGATCGTCAACCAATCCCTGACCCCGTTCACTGGTCAGGAAATTGGCGGGTTTATGAATCCTTACACGCAAGAAGTCATTGACCGCAGCCTTGGCGACATTGAGTCGAGCCGCCAGATGCAAGACCTCAGAGATCGTCAGGCCGCCACACAAGCCAGAGCCTTTGGTGGATCACGCCAAGGTGTGCAGTCTTCACTGACAAATGCCGCAGCCTTGAAGCAGGCCGCTGACCTGTCAGCAAACCTGCGCAATCAGGGCTTTGGTCAGGCTACTCAGTTGGCTCAGTATGCCCGTGGACAGAATCTGCAAGGCGGTCAGAATGTGATGGCACTTGGCGGTGCGCGTCAGGCTTTTGAGCAGCAGCAGCTTGATGCCATCCGCAACATCGGCCTGCAAAAACTTGGCATCGTGCAGTCCAGTTTGGGTGCAAGCCCTGCCAACTTGGGCGGCAGTGTATCAACGCCTTACAGCCGCAATGTCGCATCCGGTGCTTTGGGTGGTGCTTTGGCTGGCGGCCAAATGTTTGGCCCTATCGGCGCAATCGGTGGCGGCATTCTTGGCTTGCTAGGTTAAGGGGATAAAAATGTCAACACCATTTGACTTTGCAAACTTTGGCAACATGTTTGGCGGCATGCAGGGCGGCACGCCCACTGGTCTTGATGCGCTGCTGAGTGAAGACCAGCGCAAGCTGATGGGCCGCAACGCTACTCTGGCAGCGGCGGCTGCACTGCTGCAAGCCAGTGGCCGCAGCACCACCCCCATCGGGCTGGGCCAAGCCCTTGGCTCGGCACTGCAAGCTGGTCAGCAGGGCTACCAGCAGGCGCGTGCTGGGTCGGTGCAGGATCTGCTGATGAATCAGAAGCTCGCAGAAAGTCAGATGTCCCAAAAACGGCTATCCGACATTGAAAAAATTATCAGCACAGGCGTGCGTCCTGCTGTTGCAGGTATACCATCGCAGATGGTTGAGGAAGATGGCCGTTTCTTGGGCGACACACCTGCTGTTCCTGCACGCCCTGCTGGATTTGACCTTCAATCAATTGGGCCACAGTTGATGTCCCAAGGCCCAGAAGGCCGCAAAGCGTTTGCTGATTTGCTTGCAGCGCAAAAGACATTGATGGGTGACACCTTTAGCCTTGCTGAGGGTGCAAAGCAATTCCAGCGTGACCCGATCACTGGCGAAGTGCGTGAAGTTGCTGCTGGTGCGCCAAAGCGAGAGGCTGTGCCTGCTGATATTCAGTCTTATAACCTGGCAAAAGAGCAGGGCTTTGCTGGGTCTTTTGTAGATTTTAAAAATGCTTTGGCTGCACCTCCTAGTGACATTCAGGGATTTAATCTTGCAAAACAGCAAGGCTACACAGGCAATTTCATTCAATATCAAAACGCAATCAGGCCGCCAAGTTCTACGACTATCAATATGCCAAGCGAGGGCGAGCGCAAGTCGGCGGTGTTGTCTAACCGATTGAACTTCAGTGTTGGTCAGATGAACAGCGCCATCAACGCTGATCCTTCTGCGGCTATGCCAAAAACCACATCCGAATTGGCCAGATTTTTGACTAGAAGCGATTTCCTGCCCAATGCCTTAAACAGTGAGCAGCGCCAAATTGTTGAAGCTGCGCAAATGGATGTGTTGGATGCTGCCCTTACTTTGGGTACGGGGGCTGCTTATACGATTCCACAGCTTGAAAGTTACAGGAAATCTTATTTTCCTCAAGTTCTTGATACTGAAAAAACAGTCAAGTCCAAGCAAGATCGTTTGATGAACTTGCTGAAGTCTGCTGAGATTGCATCTGGCCGAGCAGCAGGTCAGATTACTGCGCCAATTCCAAAGCCAGTAACTCCAGGTACGCCATCTGCCACGCCAGCCACTGCTACAAAAACCATGCAATGGGACGGCACTAAATTTGTTTTTAAATGAGGCCGTATGAAAAAAATCAACATCGAAGGCATCGGAGCGCTTGAGTTTCCAACGGAAGCGACAGATGAGCAGATTGCTGCATTTGTCAACAGCACGCCACCTGACCAGCTAAGGCAGATTGCTGGGACACAAGCCACCAGCCAAGAAAGTGCTTTGGGCCGAGGACTTGGCCTTGCCACAAGGGCAATGGCCCCGACTCTAGCTGGCGCTCAATTTGGATCGCTTGGTGGGCCATTGGGCGCTGTCGTTGGCTCTATGGCTGTGCCAGCGGCTGACGCAACCAATGCACTCATCAACTTGTTGGCCTCGCCGTTTACAGATAAACGCTTAATTCCAGCCTCGCAGGCTATTCAAAACCTGATGACCCGTGCTGGTGTGCCTGCCGCACCAGAAACGCAAACACCCACAGAGCGCGTTGTTTCGTCTGGACTAGAAGCGTCAACAGGTGTTGCCCGAACCATTCCTGCCTTAATTAGTGCGTCCACTACAGCCACATCACCCGTGGCTCGGGGTATTGCTGGTCAGCTTGCCACAGCCCCTGGCACGCAGGCTGTGGTCACGCCAGCAGCCGTTATGGCCGGCCAAACAGTTACAGAGGCAACAGGAAACCCACTGTACGGAGCAGCTACAACATTGGGAACTGGCTTTGCTGGAAGCATTAAGCGACCACAAAAAGAGCAAGCCTTGTCTTCTGGCGCACTTAACAAAATTGCGACAGACAGATACGACCAATTGCAGGCTTCCGGCGTGCAGTTGAAAACAGACGAGTTTGTCGATTCAATGAACAGAATTGCAAAAGGTTTGCGCCAAGAGGGCTACACGCCAACGGGGTATCCAAAGGTTACAGGTGCAATCCAAGAATTGACATCTACCGCACAGCCCAAAGATTGGACTGAAATTCAAGCGTTGCGCAAAATGATTCGCAGCGGTCAAACAAGCATGGACTCTGAAGAAAGGCGCTTGGCCTCTATCTTGCTGGATGAATACGACAACTACCTGATGACTGTCCCCAAAAATGCAATTGCATCAGGGGACATGAAAAACACGGGTGATCTGTGGTCACAAGCCCGAACTTCTTATTCAAGAATGAAGAAGTCAGAAGTGTTTGAGGATATGTTGAACGAAGCCAAATTAGATCGCAGCAAATTCACTCAGTCTGGTGAGGAAAATTCTTTGGCAAAGCAGTTGCGACAACTTGCAAAGAACGACAAAAGAATGCGTCTGTTTACCAAAGAAGAGCAGGCTGCAATTGAGCAAGCGGCTAAAGGTGGCACTGTACAAAACATGCTCAAGTTCTTTGGCCGTTTTGCCCCCACTGGCCCTGTAAGCGGTATGTTTACAGGAGGTGCAACAGTTATGAACCCCGCCCTTGGGTTAACAATGGCAGGTACAGCGGCTGCATCACGAGTTGGCGCAACAAATATGCGCCGCGCCAGCGTAGACGAGTTGTCTAATCTCATGCGCATGGGCAGCGCACCACAGACAATTGGCGGCCCGTTTAGGGCTACAGCCCCCACAACAATGAGGGGTTTGTTGTCTTTTGAAGACCTTGAGCAGCAACAACGGAATCTGATGGGAATTCAATGATTGAAGTTACCCTCGGATAACTGACCCAAAAAATGCCGCTGTCAGCGGGTCGATCTTGATCTTTCGATTCCTCTGACGGCGGCGTGCATTCAGAAAATCCTTATCGTCAGCGCTCATCTTGTGGCGCTTTTTGCGCATACGCTCGGCGGCTGTGAACGATAGCGGCCTTGGTGCATCTGGCTCACTGCCCAGCGTCAGCAAGGCCGTGGTCATGTTGCCGGACTTCTCATAGCCATGCACCCGCACCACCTTGGCTTTGCGCAGTGCTCTGACATTGTCGTAGGCAGTGGCCAAGGCGCATGGCAGGCGCACAGCGATCTCGGCCACGCTCAACGGGCCAATGCTCAGCAGCCGGATGATGCCGGCCCTATAGACCGGCTTTAGTCCGCGCATCTTGCATCCTGCGGGTGTACTCGCGGCGCAGCATGGCACGCACCACGAAAGCCCTTGTGTGGGCGTCTTCCGGTATCGCATGGCCATACATCTCCGGCGACAGCAGATCGTCCATGAACTCAATGGCGGCCTCAAGGGCTGGCTCAAGAACTGGCTCACTCATAACTTGTCCGCATCTTTTCTGTATGTACGCAAATTGGCGATCAAGGACGGCAGCTTAAATGCGTCCATTGCACCTGGTCTGCCTGTGAAGGGCTTGAGTTCAAGGGGGACATACACCCCGAGCATTTTGTTCAGGGCTGGCGGCGGTGTTGTTTTCCTCATGCTGACCACCATGCCACCAGTGCCGCAGCCAAGCCGCAGCCGATCACCAAGCACAGCAGATAGTCCAGTGCCGCATCAGCACGATTGCTCAATTTATTCATGTTGCTCTCCTTTGTACATAGCATGATTGCTATGTGTTACGAATTCTACGGCAAATAAAGAAACTTGCATAGTAGTCAAGAAATAAAGATGTTGCAGTTAAAATACACCTATGGAATCAGTACAAGACATCAGGGACAGGGCCAAGGCCAACGGCATCAGGATGAATGCGGTCTGCCGCGAGGCTGGCATCCAGCCACCACAGGTCAGCCGATGGCTGGCCGGATCAGTCAGTCCTCTGTGGGTTTCAGTAAAGGCGCTGTCACTGGCGCTTGATCGTCTTGTACAAGTCGGTGTGGCCGGTCAAGATAAGACTCTAGCGCCATCCGAATCAAGGCAGCCCGAGACAGCCTAAGCTCAACGGCCAGCTTGTCCACGGCATCAATGATGTATGTGTCTACATGGGCGGCGATGTATCTCATTTGAGTCCTTAGAAGGTGGGGGTACTCGCTGCACTGGTGCGCTCCATCGGGAATCCCCAACAGCCCGCATCCGCTTTCCCCCCGATTTTTTACCAGTTATCGTCAGACTCAGCGCCCACAGGGGCGGCTGACTTGCTGACACCGAAGTCGGCAGCAGCACTTGGCCGCGCACCGCCCAGAGGCTCTCCCTTAGCCACCAGCATGATGTTGTTCAGGCCAAACGACACGCCTTTGTTGCCAGCTTGGTCATACGCATAGGCATTGAGCGATACCCGACCAAAGTCGCCACTGACGATGTCATTGCTGCCGAGCAGGTCTTGGCCATTGGCGTCCACAGCACCAGGCTTGTTGGTGGACTTGGTGTTGAAGAAGTAGCAGCCGGCATACTCTTTGCCCAGCGGCGTGCCGTCCGACTTGGTTTCTGTATCGCCGTCACGCAAGGGGTTGCGAACATTCTTAGGGATCTTGTCGCCGAACTTGGCGGTCAGCGCTTCCTTGGCCGCAGCCTTCAGCGCCGATACCGTCTCGGTATCAGACTTGGGAACAAGCACTTGCGTACTGAACTCATCCTTGCCGTTCATCTCATTCTTGCGTGCGCTCATCACTGAGCAATAAACAAAGCGGCATTTGCCGGTAACAACCCGTGTAGTCATAGCGTTTTTCCTGTTTAGCGTTAAAGCTGCGACATGCAGCACTTGCATTGTATATCAATTATTTGTTGTTCTAAAAAGTTTTTTGTGCGAGACTCTGCACATGACTTTATTTCCACACCAAGAAGAGGCCAAGCAATTCCTCCTGGACAAGAGGCGAGCCATCCTTGCCGACCAGCCGAGGGTGGGCAAGACCCTGCCGGCGGCAGCGGCGGCTCTGCAACACCTGCCGGCCATCATCGTCTGCCCAGCTATCGCCAAGACTGTCTGGGAGGCGGCATTCAATAAGCTCGACCCGTCCACCCCCGTCAAGGTCATCACCGGCAAGAAGCAGGCGGCAGAGATTATTTGCTGTGGCGTGACCATCGTGAACTACGACATCCTAAGCAGTGTTACGACATTTACTGGAATTAAAACAGTGGTCTTTGACGAGTGCCACAGGCTCAAAAACAACAAGGCCATCCGCACCAAGGCGGCCATGCTGATGATGAAAAAGATCGACAGGGTCTATGCCCTGTCCGGCACGCCCATCCCCAACCGGCCCATCGAACTCTGGCCGATCCTCCACGGGCTGGGCATTTACCGAGGCGGCTGGTTTGACTTTGCTGCTCGGTACGCCAAGATGTGGTCAGCGCCTTGGGGGCTGGATGTCTCAGGTGCTAGCAACATACCTGAATTGAAAGCACTGATGCGGCCCTTTGTCCTGCGCAGGAAGAAGGAAGACATCTTCATGGACTACCAGCAGCCACAGGTCAGCCTGGTGACCTTTGACCTGCCCATTGACAAGCGTGAGCAGCAGTTCGATGCCGATGCCTTGGTGGCCAATCCAAACGCCCTGCTGGCCTTTGAGGGGCTGGCCGAGATCATGCGTGAGGCAGGCATGCGCAAGATCAAGGCGGCATCCGAATTCATCAGCGACCTGCTGCAATCCGGTGAGCCGGTGGTGGTGTTCGCGCATCACAAGGATGTGGTGCATGGGCTGGTCGAGGAACTCAAAGACCACAAGCCGGTGGTGGTGGTGGGCGACACGCCGGCCACCAAGCGCACAGAGAACATTGCGGCATTTCAGTCCGGCCAGACCAAAGTGATTGTGGGCAACATTGCGGCCATGTCTGAGGGGGTTGACCTGAGTGCGGCCGACACGATTGTCTTTGTCGAATGCACCTGGTCAACCTCTGCACTGGAGCAAGCATCCAGCAGGGTGGAAAACATCAACAAGTCAGGCGTCAAGCCGGTCATTTACCTGCTGACAATCAGGGCATCACTCGACCACAATGTGCTGGCCAAGGTGCTCAAAAAGCAAAACATCGTGAATCAGATCATCTAAGGGTAAACACCTACGAAATAGTTGAAAAAAGACTTGCCGTTACCGGAAACGATGATATGATTTGCCCATGCCTCAGCAATTCGCAGAGGGTTTTTTAGGAGGTCTTATGACCGATTTCACTTTCTCGCCAGCAGACTTCAACGCCACTGAGATCACAGTGGTTGCCAATACGCCAGACGGCAAACAATACCTTGCAGAGCGTTATGGCTTTGCTTGCGTCTCCATCAGCATTCGCAAGTCTGCTGCGCCAGAACTGGCTGATAGTTTTGAGTTCCAAGGGTTGTCGTACTCTTGACCAAACGGGGCTACGGCCCCATCACTATGACCACCACACCCACACAACGAGTCCAAGCACTGCGCCAGCGCCGAAAAGATGCTGGCCTGGTGCGGGTCGAGTACTACCTCACCAAGACGCAGGCCGAGAAGGTCAGGGCACTCATCACCAAGTTAACCAAGGAACAACATGCAGCACACTGACCGCAAACACGCCCGTCTTTCAGCATCCCGCATGGATCGGGTCATGTCCTGCCCAGGCTCTTACCGGCTGGAAAGCAAGATGCCTTATGAGCCAGCCGGTGAGGCCGCTGCCATTGGCACGGCTATCCATGAGCTATCCGAGCGCATTCTGCGGGGCGAGGTAATTAACCCTGAGCTTTACCCAATCGATCACTATCAAATGGCCAATGAGTACGCCACCTTCATCAACACGCTGGTCGAAAACCCCCGCAAGCGCATGATCGAGGTCAATGTGGATGCCGGCCTCAAGACGCTGCACCAGTCGCTGGGCGGCACTGCTGATGCCGTGCTGGTGGATGGTGACCACCTCCATGTGGTCGACCTCAAGACGGGCCGAGTGCTGGTTGAGGCCGAGGACAACAAGCAGATGCTGACCTACGCTCTGGGCGTTATGCGCATGTTGAATGCGCCTGCAACGATTACATGCACCATGCACATCTTCCAGCCCCGAGCCGGCCACAGCAAGTGGACAGTCTCAGGCACTGACCTGATCTCGCACGGCCACGACCTGCTGGCCGCTGCCAACCTCGCGCTGACCGATGACGCACCGACCAACCCATCCACCAGTGCTTGCCGCTACTGCAAGGCCAAGCCCATCTGCCCGTCCATGCGGCAGAAGGTGCAGGACAACGCACGCAAAGAGTTTGCAGACATCGTGAAGCAGGCCGACAAGGATGAGGCAGTCACAGTCCCAGCCGTTACGCCCGACATGATCGAAATGGCGCAGCTTGCAGCCATGTGGTCGGATGCGGTGCTGGAGTCAGCAAAGCGGCAGATCACCCAAGGCTGGCAGATCATTGGCTGGACACTGCGACCAGGTCGCAAGACCAAGTTCTGGAAGAGTGACGCCTTGGCCTACGAGGCTCTGAAGTCCTACCCGCAGGCAT